GACGCCTTGCGTCATAGAGATTTCTTAGCACTAGTTATGGTGCTTGAGGGCATTACTGCCCTCGGGCTCCTTCTGAAATAAATTCATGGGAGTCCATAAATGGAACGTTTCCACTACCAGGCTGACCGTAAGTACATTCCACAGAGGGACACCTTTCGCATAACTCGAGATCAACTCGAGCGGCTTGAGGATCCCCCTTCGGATATTTGGTACTATGGTCACTTCACAGGTCTTAATAGTAATCAAGTCTTTCCTATCGCGTTTGAAGAACCTTTTCTTCATCCGAAGGATAGAGGGCTTGTCCTGTGGACTCCTCCGATTCCTGGGGCTAAACCTCTCGGATTCGCCCCTTGGGGCGTTACCGTTTGGGATTACCTTGGAACGGAGACAGTCGGTTGGGTAAACGTACCTATAGTCCTGGACTACAAACTCTCTCAATCAACACCAGGATGGGGTAAGCTTAAAAAGCTTACGGTAGCCGAGTTAGTCGAAAGACGAAACAAGGTTACACTGAGAGAGCCAAGGAAACCTCACTATTTTCCTTTGAAAATCAAGAAACCAATGAAACCAGTACTTCGGCTTCGTAGTTCTCTTGATTACAAAGGTTTTGTTCCTCCAGTCAGACGGCGGCACGAGACGATCGCTGCCTACACAACTCGTGTAGATATGCGTCGTCGAGTGTTTGATCAGAAGCTAGAGAAGCATGTAATGAGAGTAAACAAACATCGCGAAGAAGTATATATTCGTCGAATGAAAGTTTACAATCAAATAGTGAGCTCGCATGAAGCCCGGCGGCGTGAACATTTAGCCATCTTCGAAAGAAGAATGGAGAAATATAAACGCCGCATGGACGCATACGAGTTGTGGTTAAAGAAGCAAAAGCTGTATGGCCGTAAAGACCTCGTGTTCCGAAAGACGACTGGTCCGCTACCCGAAAATCCGTTTATATCTTTAAAGATGTCACGGGTTTTAGGGGATGGATCGGAAGCCTTTTCAACATTTACCTCGAACTTGGGCGGGATTGTTAGAACACAGTTTTACCCCGTCTACCTGTATTGGAAAGACGGTACAAACTATGAACCAGCAACAAAAGCTCTTATCCGAGGTGTTGCGACAAGCATTAGTGATAATGCTTGGGAAGCTTTTCCGGACTTGGAAACGAAAATCATAGAGAAAATCTATGATAAGCTTAATCGTAACCAAGTCCATTTAGGCAACCTTGTCGCGGAACGCGCTCAGACTGCCCAGATGATCGTAGATCTCTGGAAGCAGATCCATTCCTTAATCTTACTAAAGAAAGGATTTCTAAAAAGTCTTGTTTCACTTGTCAACGACCCGAGACGCCTTTCGAAAAAGATCTCGAACGGTGTACTCGCATGGAAGTTCGGTGTTGAACCCTTAGCCAATGATCTAGCTAAGGCTCTCAAGGTTATCCTTGAGGGTCGCGGTGACGGTCTAGTGACAGTTCGCGCCAACTCCCGACGCCTAGTTTCTGGAAAGAATATAGGCGGTTGCGTCTTCACGGGTCTCGTCGAAGTCTCAATGGTTTGTAAAGCCACTGTCGACAACGACTTCGCAAAGCTTGCATCGGATACCGGTCTTCTGGATCCTTCGCAAGTACTATGGGAGGTGACTCCCTGGTCCTTTGTGGTTGATTGGTTTATCCCTATCGGGAACTTTATCCAGAGTCTAACATCGACTTCTGGTTTGAGTTTCTCGACTGGGACGAAGAAGATACGCCTGAAAGGGCGCTTCGACTTCACTAAGGCTTCAACAACTAACTCTAGTACCGTTTTTGATCCTTCTCAAAAGATTGGGATCACCAGTAGTTTGGGAGGTATTTGGGATGGGGAGATTAAGTACAGAACCGTTTTACGGTCCTGGCCTGACAGCTCCAGAATTTTATCCTTCCGAAATCCCTTCAGTTTCTGGCACGGTATCGAGTCTATTGCTTTGATGATCCAAAAGATTATTAAAAAGTAGTAGATATCCTTTCAACTTTCTGGAGTACATATAATGCCCGCACTAGCACCTTTCTCCATTGTGACTAATGTCGATAATGACCTTAATCACACTTGGGATTTTAAGCCGTATGGCCGCAAAGACGGTTTGTTTACGTTCGTTGACACTGCAAATTTGCAGATGGACCTCCGTCCGTCTGTAACCTTCAGCTACAGCGCGCCTAGCAAGACGTCTAAGCTCATGAAGTGTCGCGTCAAGCTTACATTGCCAGTCTCTGTCGATGATGCCAATACTGGCCTCACGCGCTTTGACCACAATGTGACTGCCGATCTGACACTCATTGCACCACAACAAAGTTCAGAGTTCCACCGTGAATTGATCGTGGCTATGATGCGCCAAATTATTACTGGCACTACCAATAGTCCCGTCATTCCTGTCTTTAAAGACGCGGCACCTCTGTATTAATTGTTGTGTTGCACCTACGGATGGAGAACCAACGTATGTCGAGAAAACCGAAGTTTCCGAACAGCGATGTGCTCAAGGCTAACCGAGCATATCGATTGCACCCGGCAGATAACCGTCGGGTTGTTCAGTCCTTTTATTCGTCACTAGATACTCCTGTGTCGTTATCGTGCTACTTGCTTTACAAGTACGAGGAATACGACCAGTTGGTATCTAAGGAGGTTGATCCAAAGAATTATATGGATGCAGCCTCTTTTCGCGACGATTTTGCAGCTATAAGCTTTATGCGGAAGAATGCGAGTGTAAAAACCTCCTTTGACCGTAAACAAGCCGCCCTTGACACCTTTAAAAGTGGAGAGGAAAGCTGTAAGTTGACAAACGAGCGCATTCGATCCTATCTCCGCGGCCATCTAAAACTTGGCAACGGCGAAGCATACCTTAATAGTATGATTCGTAAAATAGAGAGGATCTTAGGTCGCTTCGATGTTGATACTGTGCTGGACACGTGCAATTGGGGACCCGGCGTTACCCTCTCTGTGAAAGGAGATGATACGTCAGGCTCTCACAAGTTTGACGTCGATCGTGATATCACGAAAGACGCGCACGCCCTCTACGGGGAACTACTTCAGCTTGCCTACCCTTCATGGTTAGGTAAAGATACTGAGTGGAACTTCCGCGAGGGAAATAAAGTTTTAACCGTCCCGAAAAACGCCAAGACTGACCGGACAATCGCTGTCGAGCCAGGGATAAATTCCTGGATACAACTCGGTATCGGAAAGCTGATCAGAAAACGTTTACGGAGCGCGAGCTTCGATCTCAACACGGATCTGAAGAATCAACGCGGGGCCTACTTGGGCTCCGTCAATGACCTTCTAGCCACTGTTGATTTTAAAGCTGCGTCAGACTCAATAGCTACTGAGGTGGTGAGGCTCCTCTTGCCTCCGAAGTGGTTTGCGGCTCTCGATGCGGCCAGAAGCAAGATCTACAATCTCTCTGGAACAAAGCATTGGTCCGAGAAGTTTTCGACCATGGGAAATGGCTTCACCTTCGAGCTCGAAAGTTTAATCTTCGTCTCCCTAGCCCTCGCTATATGTGAGGTCATGGGAGTTGATGATTCAAATGTATCAGTTTTTGGTGATGATCTGATCCTTCCATCAGAGTGCGTAGAAGAGCTCACTGTTATGTGTGCATTCCTCGGATTTACTGTAAATGCCCAGAAGAGTTATTCTCGAGGGCCGTTCAGGGAGTCTTGCGGGTGCTACTACTTTAACGGTGTTGATGTCAAGCCTTTATTTAATAAAAAGGACCTTGTGTATGTTAAAGACGTATTTCGAATGGCTAACGCAATTCGGCTACTCGCTGCTCGCCACGATTCTTGTGGTGGGTGCGATCGCCGGTTTCGTCGCTGCTGGTCTCTACTTGTTCACTTACTACCAGAGTCTCTAAGACTCTTCGGTGAGCGGAGCGGTGGAGATGCCTGCATTCACTCGAATTTTGATGAGTGTAGCACCAGGAAATTGGACCATGGTCACGAAGGTTTTTACTATTCGGGCTTGGTTTCGATTCCCATTTCGATACACAAGGATAGCTTAGGACTCCTTTTGTCCAGGTTAAAGTTGATGTCAAGAGACGGGGAATACAACAACCTCGTCTCGCTCAGGTCGCGCACACGCATTGTCTTTAAAAGGACGTTGCGTGTAGCACGGTGGTGCGG